AACAACATCAACTGAACTTCCAGCACTTGCTATCGCATAAAGAACATCACCATTTTTCAAAACAATCTTGCTGCCTTCTGCAATAAGTTCAAATGATGACCCAGCTGGTAAAGGTCCATTCTTTAGCAAATAGTAATCCGTTGAACTATTCCGAATATAAACATCTATTGTTACTGGTGATGTGGTTATGTTTGCAAAGCGACAACCAACTACTGCATCAAAGTCACCAGCAGTCCATAATAGACTATTGGTATCATTGTGAGATGTAGGCAAATCATCTTGCAATGAATTCCGAAAATCTTGAGCCATTATTTTTTCTCCTTATTTATAAACAAATTGCCATTGCTATTGAAAACCCTTGTGTTGCTGCTCCAATATCAGAGGCAACTTCTGAAGCAGAACGACCCTCAATAGATGTGCCATCTACTCTTAAAAAATCATTATCAACAACACTAGCATTTGCTACCAGAACATTCCCATTTGATATACCAGTTGATAGTGTTGCCGTTGTTGTAATGGCAGTACTATTTAATGTCATAGCATCAGCTTCTAATGTTCCGTCAATATCTACGTTTCCAGATATATCAAGACTAGCTGCTGCAATCTCACCACTAGCCGTTAATGAGGTTATATTAGGATTTGCACCTGACCCAGCTAAACTTGCCATATCAGCAATAACAGAACTAGTAGCAAGTAAATTCAAATCCTCAACTATAGCACTTGTCGCTAATAAATTTAAATCAGTAACGATATCAGATGTCGCCAATGTATTTAAGTCGCTTACAATATCTGTTGTAGCTAGTGTATTAAGGTCGCTAACTATATCATCCGTAGCTAGTTTATTTAAGTCAGCAACAATGTCACTTGTAGCAAGAGTGTTTAAGTCGCTAACTACATCTGTGGTCGCTAAGATATTTAGGTCTGCAACGATTGCACTTGTTGCTAATGTATTTAAATCAGCAACAAAGTCTGATGTTATTAATGAAGCAACTCCAGCAACACTAGATACTGCTGATGATATACCAGCGACTGTTGTTACATTAGCTTGTATGCCAGCTACAGTAGTTACGTTAGCAGAAATTCCAGCAACAGTATTAATATTTGCAGTTATTGCACTTAATGAATTTACGTTAGCAATAGTTGGTCCAGCTTCAGCAGCACCAGTAGTAGCATTAAAACCAAGAACTGTTCCTACTCTTGCAGCTTTAAGAGGTAACTCCATAGATGCAGAAGCATCAGAGTCAGCCAATCTAATTGACCTTCCTATTGTATCATCAACGTCAGCATCAATCGCAACCAGTTTATCTAGCTCAGTATTCAGAGAAGAAATATTAAAAGCACCTTGAGTAGGAAAGTCAGTTGTTCTCTCAAGGGCTATGTCTCTTGTTATCACAACAGTCGAACCACCAGTAGCACCAGTAACAGACATTGAAACTGTACCAGTAGAACCATCTCCACCCGATACAGAGTAATGAGTTGTTAATGTTTTTAGTGTTCCATCTACATAGACTTTTAAATCTGCTTCAGCAAAAAACTCAAAGCTTACTGTAAATGAAGTAGTTGTTGCTCCTTGAGAAACGGCATACGAAACTCTTGGTGTGTTATTTGAAACTGATATTGTCATGAATTATCCTAACCTTCCAGCAATACCTCTAGTCATATCGTTCATTTGATCTTTTAAGAACCATAACCTAGCTCCAGGTAAATTGCTAATAAAATCTTTTGCTCCTTCCCCATAGTTCCCTTGAGTAAAATTAAAAGCAGCCCTAGCTAAGTCGCTTGTTATTGAAACTCCAGCTCCACCAAACGTAGTGGCTGCATCTATATAATCTTTTTCTTGAGGAAACTTTGGACTAACTAATCCCATTGTCAAATCTGGACCTCCTAACGCTAATGATGTTTGTATACTTGTATAATATAAATCAGAATATAAAGCAGCCAAACCAGACATATCAAAAGATCTAGCCACCTTATCTTCATAAGACATCTGATCAAGAACAAAAGGGTTGTTTCTATATTTTAATTGCATGCCCATATAAGCAAGAGCCATAGACATACCAATTCCAACAACACGATTTGTAACTTGGTCTTGAGAATACAAGGTCGTTATTTTATTCAGAGCAGCAAAAGAATAAGAATAGAATTGAAAAGGCATACCTAACAAACCATTCTCCATTCTAGCATATCCCTTAAACCTACGATCTTCTTTTAAGCCCATCATTCTTCCTACACGCATAGGGATATAAAAAACACCATCAGTTACTATAGGCTTGTCTGCTGGAGAACCCATAAGAACTGTGTTTTTTACACCAGCATTAAGAGTTCTTCTAAATATTCTAGTTGTAGATTCATCATCCCAAGCTTTAGTATTTGCTAAATAAAATCCATCTGAGTCTTCAATAAAACCTTTGATTCTCATTTTGTTTATCTTAGCAGCATCAGCTTTATCAATACCCATACGAGCTAACCATTGTATTTCTTTTGATTTAGCATTTCCGTTAGCTAACTTTATAGAATAATCTATGATTGTGTGGGAGTGTGCCATTGAAGACATCATCTTAAATGTTCTAGTCATTGGACCTAATAAATTAACTTGGAAAAAAACATTCTTAGCTTTTGATACAAAAGTATTTTGGAATGGGTTGTTAAGCATATCTTCCATTAAGCGAAGATGAACATCTCCTTTTAATATTTCTAACATTTCACCAGCAAGCCTAGCTTCCATTGCGTTCATGCGTACTTTTTTATTATCAAGAACTCTAAACAACTGAGTAAATAAAGGTCGAAGTTCATTTTGCATCATTACAACAGCAGCATCAGGAAGCGTAGAAAATCCAGCACTACCAAGATAATTAAGAGTAGCAAGATCTTTCATAACTTGGGCAGTTCTCAAACTTAATGCTTCTGGATTCTGAATAACAATACCAGCAACACGATCATAACTATGCAAGAAATCTCTGCGTAATCTATTAATAGAATCTTGGCTTGTGCCAGCTCGAGCTTCCCTTGCAGCAATTCTACCCATTACAATTTCAGGATCTTGAAACCCAAAGGTTTTATAAAATTCATATTGAGCAGCAGTCCTATTAGTATAAGCCATCATTGCTTGGATAGGATTAGTTACAATAAAATCAGCAATTTTCTCATTAGGTATGTCTATCATTCTGTGTCTAAAATGTTTTGACTTGCCATACCCATAAGAAATATTAGCAAAAGGATCTCCTTCATTTAATAATGTTTCTATTATATCATCTATTCTATTCTCAACAGAATCAGCAGATCTTGATATTTGAGCAGCCTCTATCATTTCTGTTCTTGGATTGTAGACATAAGCATTAGGGTTTTCAGTAAACCAAGTCTGTAGTATTTCTTTGAATTGCTCTCTTTGTTCTCTTATTTTTTGTTTATTCCAAAATCTAGGGAAGAATTTCTCAGGTCTAAACATTCTAGAAAAAGCTTGATCACCTTCTCTTGAAGCTAATGAAAGATTATCTTGTTTAAGTTCTTTTCTTAACCTACCAACTAATGGCGACAGCTCATCAATCTCTACTTTTTCTGCTTTAGTTGTACGTCTACCTCTTGCAGTAAGTTCTGTAAGCCTTGTTTGAGCTTGGTCTAACGCTGATGTTAATGAGCTTATTCGTCTTTGTAATCCAGCATCAGATCCAAGATGACCAGTTTCAGTTAGTCTTTGTTCCCATTGTTCAAAGAATTTATTCCATCTGTTCGCTGCTCTTACTTCTAAAGGAGTTAAAGAAGCTGGGTCAACAAGACTTTTCTTCCATGTATCTTCTAGCCATTGGTCATAAGGCTTTCGTCTAAAATGATAATCAAATTTAGATTCAACTGGTTTGCCTTTACCAGTTACTTCTCCATATATTTGAAGAATATCATCATAAGCTTTTACCCATTCTGATTCATACTCAGAAGCTTTTATATAAACGCTATGAGGCATTTTCTTTCCCATCATAGTTCCTTCTAACGCAGTACCATGATCCCCCATTAATTTAATTATATCCATTTTAGTTTCTTGAGAGTAATCTTTAGACTGCAATACTCTTTTATATGGATTAGTTACACCTCTATATAACCAACTTCTTGTAAATAAATTTTCAGCAAGATTATTAGCTCCTTTAATTGTACCATCAGGAGTTTCTAAAGTTCTTAGATGTCCTTCATTTTCAAAATACTTAGACATATTTCTAATTTGCGTTCGAGAAAACGACTGATCAGAATAATTTTCATCAAGAAAACTTTTCATACCAGCTGGAGTTGACAGCGTATTTACTTGGTCATTACTAAAATTTGTTACTGGTAAAGTAATAGTATCAGTTTGCAACATGCGTGAAGCTCTATCTCCTAACAAAGACATCTGTTCAGCACCAACTAAATTTGTTATACGGCTCATCTCAGTTATTTCTCTTGAAGTATTTACAATAGCATTAGCTCTTAGATTTCTTGGAACTGCTATTAATCCTCCTAAAGCAGTACCAACAGCAAAAGCAGCACCCATATTTAAACCAGACTCTAAAGGAGTTGCAGTAGGGTCAAACACCTGACGACCAATTTCAAGAGGAGCTTGCAAAGCAGTTACACCAAGACCAACACGAAAGGCTGATCTTGCTATGCCAAGAGTTGGACCTCCAAATGGAAGAGCCACAAGATTCAAAGGATCAAATAAACCAGTTGTTAACTGCGCCCACAAACTAGAGTTAGCTAACACTTCTCTTCTTTCTTTCATAGCATCTATTTGAGCAATCATATCAGCAAGATGATTAGAGTTCTTTGCATCTTTTAAATCATTAAAATACTGCTCATAGTTTGTATCTTTAATTTCCTCCATAACATTCAGAGAATCATCAAAAGAAACATCTCCATATTTTCTTTCAAGATAAAAAGCATTAATATAAGATTTGTATTGATAACCAAGATTAGCATTTAACGTGTCCATCCAAGACGGATCTTTTTGTATGGTGTCAGAATAACTTTGTACGTCAAAACTTATAGTTGGTTCATCAGCATAAAGTCTTCCGTCTAATTGCCTCATAACATATTTTCCATATTATACTGAACAAAAAACTCTCTAAGAGAAACACGAAGTAGGTTTGAATTGTCTTCATTAAACAGAGTAACAAGATCAGAGCCATCAGATGTAACCAATGTAAAGAAGACATCTTGACCATCAGACAAGCTATTAGTCATTCTTATCCCAGTAGAAGAGCCATGATCAGCAGCCAACCAAACCTTCTGAACTCCTACGTTTTCAGCAGTATCAGCTTCAAACATATTACTTAAAAATCTTGTAAGAGGAGAATCTATACCAGCTATCCCAGTATTAGGAGTCTCATCAATGTCACCTCTAAAACCTTCTATTATAGAATAGTTACCAACCTTCTTTACTTTTTCGTTTACATATTGAATAAAGTCTTTACGCATAGTTTCATCAGGTATTATTCTTTTTAATGCAAAAGCAGATCTAGCATTATGTAGGTCATCACCAAAAGCAAATTGATCAATAACAAAATCTTCCGTAGGAACATATAAGTTTTCCATTAACTCTTTACCCCAACCATTTATTGCTGCTTGATCAAGGCTTCCTATATTGTTTTTATTTCGATACAACCAAAACGGCATAGCATCCATAAGTTTACTATGATAATAAGATCCAGTTCCCCCACTATTAGCAATCTCAGGTATAGCTGCAATAGCTTTTGACATTGATGTTGCTCTATTTTTTGATTTATCATCAGGGAAAAAAGCGTTTAACATATTTTGATACTCATCACCTTCTTTAAAGTTTCCATAGTTTCTAAGAATATTAACAAAATTTTCTGTGCCAGATACTTCAGCAGCTTGGCTTACTTGACGTAAGAAGTTTAATGTTTTATCTGGAACTAAACCTTGCAACTTATTAACTAATTGAGCATCAGCAATGATTTGTCCATCAGGCAATCTCTTTGCATTATAATCAGCAGTTTCCATTTTCTTTATAAAATCTACCATGTAATTCATTGTTACTCTATTTGGATCATATTTATTTTCAGCTACTCCATTCAGAGCCTCAACAAGAGATTGAGGAATGACTTTACTATTTCTAACTATACCTTCTACTTCTTTTCTAAATGGAGATCCCGGTGCAAACATTTCAGTAAAATACGCATTAGCATTTAAACCTTCTTCTATATTAAATTTATCAGACAAATAACTATCAATAGCTTTATATTGTTCCTTTCCAGCTCCAACATGAGTTGATCCCATTGCTATAGATTTAAACAGATCTTTATTTTTACTCTGAGCAGCTTGCGTAGCTAACTGGGTCTTAGCATCACTTATGTAAGTTTCTAATCCAGAAGCAATTTTATTTCTTAAATCTAAACTCATACCACCAGTTGTTTCTGTGATTTCATCAGCTGGACCAACTTTGCTTTTTCTTAGTTGGGGAAGAACTTTAAGTAGTTTCATTTGTTCAGCATTGAACTCAGCATTTTTACCAATCAAAGCTGATTGATCAGGACTTCTAACTGCACTAACTAAAGCATCTAGCTTTACTAAATCAGGCTGACCCTTATCATTTGTAAAGAGATTAGTTGCTTGTTGCCGAATAATATTAGAGGCTTGTTTGTCTAAATGATTTATTAAACGCTTTTTTTGGTGTTCACCTAAAACTTTAGAAGAAGCAAATACAGTCTTACCTTCGATTTCTTTACTTAAAGTATCGTAAGCATTACTTATTTTTGCTCTTTCTTTTGAGTATGCCTTGAAGAAAGCATCAGATCCTTGCAAGGAAGCAGTCCTCAGATTATTGATTAATGCTTCATGTTCAGCAGATCCAGGTGTTTCTTGGTTTAATAAACTTTTTGCAAGATTAGCAGACTCTAAATTTAAATTCTCTACTTCAGAATCTAATATGTTTTTTAAATCATATGCTTCAGCAGATCTAACTTTATTGTCATTAATATTTACACGATTGATTTCGTTTGTCAGAGTCCTAAGACCAGTAGAAGATTTCTTAACATATTTATTAAAAAGAAATGCAAGCCTTGCTTTATCATTGTTGCTTGTATCTCCACTTGGATGACTCTCTAATATTAAACCACCATTATTTATATCAGCAGCTAAATGAGCAAAGGCTACTTTATCTTGTTTAACCAGTTTATTTAAAATTTTACCCATGTGCATGGCAGCAATTTCTCCAGCCTCATCAATTTTAAATCTTTCGAGACTAACTTTTACACCACCTGGATTATTAAAAGATGAAGTATATCTTTGATCTCGGTCTTGTTCATGGCGACCCTTAGAATTTAAAGTATCTTCTAGCATACTTTTAACAGTTTCAAAGCTACCTGTTGAAGCAATGCTATTTTTATTTAGTCTTTCAATTTCTAAATCATTTATAAAATTTAGATTAGCTTTTCTTAATTCATTTTGGACATTAGATAAATGTAATCTGGTAGCAATACCACCAGCATATTGTTTCCCTTTTGTATAAATTAATTGCTTATATTTCCCTTGATATGGTGCAGCTAACTCATCTAAGAATCCAGCCATCTCTTCTTCATATTTCTTAGGGTTATTAGGAAACATACCTTCATACTTAGCACTTTGCTTTTGCATTTTAATAAGGGCAATATTTTGAAAACGTCTTGTAAGTTCTGACTCAATAACTTCTTGGCTTCTCATGCCATAGCCTTTAGTTGGGAGACTTGTAACTATATCGTTTAATAAATTAACTGACTTACCATCCTTACTAATGCCAAAGATTTCATCATCAGCTAACGCAGAAACATAGTCTCTACCTTTCTTAACAGCTTTATCAGCTGCAATTTTATAAGCTGTATTAGACATACTACTTAAAGCATTAGCTGTTTCTCCTAAAGAATTAGCAACACTCATGTCAGCTCGTATTACTCCAATGCCTCCAGTCTTTACTTGTCTATTATATTTAACAACCATGATTAACTATTCCTATAAAATCCAGCAGAACCATTAAATACAGTTGCGGCAGCTGTCAACTGAGAAGCTCGAAGGGCAGCATCACCAGCTCTCAAAGCACTCAATCTTCTTAATCTTAACTGCTCCATCTCAGCAATGCCTTGAAAATCTACACGTTTGATATCTGAGTTAGCTAAAGTTTTTTGAGATTTTTTAAAAGCATCTATAGATGTTCCTTCAACATTCATAAAAGCAAAAAGAGATTCGTTTGTTTCTTCTGCTTGATCAAGCTGATCGGCAATATCATTGTGGGCTTCCATAGTTTGAATCTTACGCTGGAATCTTTCTTGCTCTAGTTGAGCAGCCTCCATTTCTTTTTGGCGTTTGATTTCTTTGCCTCTGGCAATACTAGCACTTGCACTTAATAGAGAACCAGCAAAACCTAAAATTCCGAATACATCCATTAGAAAGTAACCTCCGCAATAATTGAATTAACTTGTAATGATAAAGGTGCAGATTGACTAATAGAAACTTGAGGATCTTTAGAATAACCAAGCAATCTAAATTCTTTCTTGCCATTAACTGGGGTTCTATCTTCACTTAGATCATCAGTAACCTGTCTAATAATTAAATTCTTAGAGTTAACAGAACAAGACAAAGTATTATTTAAATCTAGTATAACTTTGTTTAAACTTCTTGGCTCACCAGTAAGAGGTCCAGTTTGAGCCATAGTATCTATAGGGTTTGTTTTTAAATTAACGCTAAAGCTATAACCAATTTCAGCTTTAGTTAAAGAATTATCTACTGCCGATACATCAATGTTCCCACTAGCAACAGTAAACTGACCAAGATAGTGAGTCCCAGAGATGACATCGAGAACTGCTCCGTTAGCGAAATCAGAGCTGACTGAGAAAACCCCACTAGCACCGTAGTAAGTTTTAGCCATATCAGTATTAAAACTACTGTCAAACTCGCAAAGAATATATTTATGAGTACCATCTCCTTTATCAAATTTGATTACAGTATATACTCTAGTATCTATTGTACAAATAGAATGAAATGCTCCTTGACTTGTAAACTGTGTCCATCCGTATCTTTGCTCACCTCTGTTAGAATTAAATACAGATAGTGTACCATCACCATCAACAATAAAATAATAGCTCTCATTTCTATTAATACCTCCAGCTAAAACTGTAGCTTGTGTTGGAGTCTTTATTAAATGAGAAGCAAGACTTGATATAGGCTGACCAGTATAAGCATTTTGAGAATCATCAAAAAGCATTTCTCTTACAATCTCACCAGAACTTTGTATATATACAGTCGCACCATCAAATACATAAGGCTTTACAAAAGCAGAACCAAAAGGAGTTTGTCTTTTTATTGTAGCATTTGTAGGGGTTGTAGGCTTCTCTATAAAAGCTGGAACAACAAATTCATCAGTAGATGTAAAGCATTGCAAGTCTCTATTAGAAACTAAATGCCGTATAGTGTTTACTTCACCAATGGTTGCTGTGATATCAATAGCATCATTGTCAGATGCATCACCAGTATCAAAGCTAAAAAACTGGTTTGATTTGCTAGACCATAATCCGTCAGGTTGAGATATAGTTCCCCCAAACCATAATCTGTTTTGATGAAAGGTAACAGCACCTGGAAATCCTCTAAGTGTTGAATAAGATTGTTCAGACCAATTAGTAGCAACAGCATGTGTTTCAAGACTAGGAGTACCTCCACCAGCTGCTGAATCATTTGCATTGGCTGCCGCATTAAAAGTAAAAGTATTATCGTCTATTACTTCAGCAACAGTTCTAGCTCCGTTAATATTAGAATTAGCAATACCTCCTACTGTATTTGCATTTGTTACAGTAAACGCATCATTAACAGAAAAACCATGATTAACTAAAGTAACTTCAATAGTAGCAACTCCGTTATTAGTTCTTAATGAATCTATCTTTAATTGTTTCTTTAAAGCAGCCAAACAATTCCCAGTAGCTTGTGTAGTAGACTGAACAGAAACAATAGTTATTTCTTGGTCATGGTACTTAACAGTAATCCCCACATGCTTTGAATCAGCGTAATCACCTCCAGATTGAGAGCCAGTAATATCCCAGTAAGCTTCACTTGTTGTTAAAGTAATTCCATTACCAGAACTAGCAGAAGGATCTAATGTAACACCAAGATCTTGAAACTGATAATAAGGTTGATAAATCTTTGCTCCAGCAGATTGAGTGTCAAATGTAAATGTTTCAACACCAAAAGAAGTAAGACCAGTTCTTACTAATTTTCTTACCATAAAAGTCTGATGACATATAAACATTACGTCACCTGACTGAGCATAAGTAAGTTCATGCAAATTAGATGCAGTAAAAGGTAAGGCAGCAGAATTTGCATCTTGAGTAATAGTAGTAGCTAATGAAACATTATTACTTGTGTCTATTTGGAAAACTCTAATTTTTAAATGCTCTAAAGAAATTATATATCTTTCATCATCAGAGAATATAAAAGGAACAAGTCTATGCTGAAGAACATTATCAACAGTAAAATTTGTAACTGCTAATCGAGTAGCATCAGTAGAAGATACAGATAAATTCTTTCCATCAAAGACATCATCTCTAACAACTGTAACAACGGCAGCCGAAGGATTAGCTACAGTAAATCCAGATATAGCATTAATAGCAGTATATAAATTATCTGCTACAGTATCATTACCTTCGTTTGATCTAACAAAATGTTTATTGCCAACAGATGCACTTGGGCTACTACCACCAGCAGTTTCAAACTCAATAGTTATAATAGTGCCATCACTTTTCATAAATTTAATTTGAGAGCCAACAACAATGTTGGCATAATCTGCAACTGTAATTGTAAAAGAAGCTTTGTCTGTTGTAGTATCAAACTCATATATCTTAGACATACCAGCTCTTTTTATAACACCACCTTCTGCTCTTAAAAAAAAGTTTTCAATCTTTTGTGCAGAGTTATTATAAACTTTTGTATCTGTTCTTGATATTAAACTAGGGCTTACTTCTCCAAACTGGAAGTTAGTAAGAGGTACTTTTGCTTTCTGCATTAGCTTCTCCTAAAGGCACTAAATCTAGTCTGAGGTATAGTCCTAGTTGTTTGTTGTTGCGAATCAATATTCCTAGCTTTTAACATTGCACGATCTGCCATTGTAGTCATTAATTGCATAAGACTAGAATCTCTAGCAATAGACGAAGCAAAAGCAGAAGCTAACGCATACTCCAAAGCTATAGTAAAATAACTCGGAAAATTTTCTTCGGTTGCTCTAAAAGTAAAGTCGGCAATAACAGAATCTTGTGTAGATGTGTCAGCGTAAATCATATCACCATATATCTGATATTCAATCTGACCATCATTAACTGTGATTGCGTGAACAATCAGAGTATCAGAAGGAAGTTGATAAGCATGATCATATCGCCCAGTTGGTGCATCAGTTAATCTATTTAACACAGCTTGATTTGTAGCAAATCTCCATCTGGTATTTGATAAAGCACTACGGCAGATATCTTCATAAAGACTCGAGGCTACCAATGATTCCGTTGTACCATCAGTAAACGAAGTAATCGGTTCAGCTCCAATTATTATTAAAGCTCTACTCGAAATATCTATTGCGCTATCTGCCGCAGTTGAAGTCATTAGTCGCCATCAGTTTCTACAATAGCTGTACCATCAGATACATCTACTACAGAACCAGTATTCGACAATACATTTACAAAATTAGTTGTAGGTGTATTTGTGTCTGAGACAATTATAACATCTCTAACTGCTAGCATGTTTGCTGCATCATTAAAATAACCAGCAGAGTTTACAGCAGCAATAGCATCTGTAGTGGAGTACCACCACAAGTTGCCACCTGATGCACCAGCAAGTCGAGACAATCCAGAAGCACTATAAGCCATGTTTTATCCTCCTATTAATTGTTGTCTAAGACTTCATAGATACCATTGTCATCAATAACAACAGCACCCATTGACATCATAGATGTTGCAAGATGTGATGCTCTCTCAGCTACATAGTTTAGCTCAGTAGAAACATCAGCGTTAACGCCTAATCCAACAGAAGAAGTATGATAAGCAATATTCTTTCCAGCAGTAATTGCAGAAGTTGAGAATATATTGAAGCCCAAGAAGTTCTTCATTGTCATACCTCCAGCGTATGGTAGATTCTGATCACCCACAAAGTCAGATGATGCAAACTCAGTAATTAAGAATAAGTCTGCAAATCCCTTCGGATGCATAGCAAGATATCTTTGACCATCTTCTGGAATGTTAGCAGTACCCATTGTCTCAAACAATGAAAGCAAGTCAGCTTTTGCGAGAGCAGAACCTGTGTCATGTATTTGAGTTGAGTTAGCACCAGCATCCATAGCTGTGTAAAGTATCTCATCAGTTTTTCTACCAAGAGCAGCAGCAGCCGATTGAGCTACAGCTTGTCGTTCGTTGATATTAGTTTTTAGTTCATCCAATTTGTCGATATATTCAGCAGCATAATAGTCAGCCATTGTTGCTTCGACAGTTGTATGAGCTAGTTCCATTGGAGTCACAAGACCATTTCTGGATTTTGTACTCGCACTTCCAGTTCCAATCTTCTGAAAACGTACTACGCTTCCAGTCACATTGTTTGCCATTCGTACAGTATTTCGTAGCTTAGATCCCATACGCTGATAAGCAAGGTGAACTTCTGATTCGAACTGCTTGATAAAGGCTGTATCAATTGTATTAGCCATTTAAGCACCTCATTAAGTTAAAGTTTCAGTTACGCTTCAGATTATCCTTAACATTTTTCAACGAAGTTATCCTTATAGGGCTTCTCTAATGCAGTACGGGTCTTTCACTTATACTATTATTACACTCAAACTTATTTAAATTGCAATAGAAAACTCGTACAAACTCATGTTCATGCACAAAATACTGTTGATTTTCTACTTTAAACCCTATCCATTTAAGCCATCTTATAGTTTTATCATGGTCAATAGGCACATAATTTTCTACCACATCATAGCCAATAGACAGAAAACTAAGAATTAATTTGCTATGTTTATAAAAAGATTTCCACATTTCATCTATATCTTTAGTACCTAAAAACCAGATCTTACCAGTATGCATATACTTATCCATAGGAGTTATGCCACACATAGCAATAGGTTTTCTGTTATGAGTTATAGTAAATCCTCTCGATCCTTCCTCAACAAAAGGAACATTAAGAGCCATAGAAGGAGTTACTCCAACCAACGCACATTCCCTGATATCAGGTAGGCGCATGTTATCGAGAACAATATCAACATCAGAAAGCACACATGGTCGAAACTCAAGGTTGCCTCTCTTTATATAGGTCATCTATTATAAAGTTTTTTAAACCCACTATCTACTTGAGATATAAAAGCTGGATCTCTTTTAGCTTGATTCCAGTATCTAGGATCAGTCATCATTTCTTTCAGCTTATCTTCATTAAGAACAGCAGTAGGCTGAGACTGACCAATAACAGAGTTATCTTTCATGCTTTCCATTATTATTTCTAAAGCTCTTATGCCATCAGCAGTAGCACATAGCTCATCAATAACTGGTCTTATTTCTTCTGGGAATTGATTTGTTACAAACAAACCAACAGCTTCAACTCTTTCTTCTGCATTATCACCTAGATCATACATCTCAGCTTCAGCATCATAACCATCATTTGTTGCTTCAGCAAACATCTCAATCCCTTTGGCAAATTCTTCTTGGGAATATCCATTATCAAATGAATGATCAGCCCACCAGTTTAACAGTTCATTGTCTACAGCTTCATCTGCATCAATCATTTCTGGAAGAATATAATCTCCAACTTCAGCGGGTCTATCAGAATATGCTTCAGCTTCTATTTCTTGTTGAAAAGCTTCTCTTAACTCTTCTTCTCTTTGTCCGATTTTTGACTCAAGATTAGCGTAAGAGTTAGCCAAATCCTCTGGTGAGTTAAATTTTTCTGGTAGCCACTCTGGTCTATCATCAGCATACTCTTGAGGAACTTCAATAGTTTCTTGAGATTCTTCTGTAGATTGTTCTTCATCATTCATTTGATTTCACCTTATGTCCATGTTGTATTCGTCTTTCAATTAAGCCAACAATAAATCGCTGACCTTCTGCATGTCGAAGCGTATCATTTGTTACTGCCGAACCATGTACTGCTTCTATAGTTATACTCCTCAGATATTTAATAACTTCTATACCAGCAGGTGTAGTAAACAGAGAAGTAAAATGAAGAGATATTCTTTGTTCATGATCTGTTCCTCGTGGGAATCCATCAAGATGACTTATGTTATTGGGGTTGTTCTTGCTCATCTCTTGTTGCTCCTTGAGGCTGTTGCATAGCCATTTGTTGCTGTTGCATCTGTTGAGCCAGAGCCATTATTTGTTTTCTTTCTTCAAGATCTCTTATTAAATAATCTGGCACTCCAAATTTCTTAGCTAAATATGTAGCTGTTTCTTCTGAGTTAATTAATATATTTACCAACTCAGGACCGAATCTGCCTTGAACTAACTCTAAGAATCTATTCACAGAAGTTATATCTTGGTTTGCTTGTGCTTGTGATAGTGGAGAAACAGAACGAACTTTAACTTGACGACCATTTATTGTTGGAATTTCTATTCTTCCTTGTTTCTTTAATATATAAACAACTCTTTGGAGAACTGGTTGGACTAACTCAGCTTGCAATCTACCAAACGCAGATCCTATTCTTCTACTTAAATCAGCCATACGTTCTGCAATTTCTGTTGCACTTGCTGGTGTACGATCTGGATTACCAAGCATATCATTATACAATGCTCTTTTAATATTAAGTCTCATGTCAGATAAAATAAGATTAGCTACATCAAATGATCCAGCAGCTTTAACTGGTTGAAGACCTTGAGAGTTAGGAGCTTTAGGAATAACAGTTCCCGGTACTAAGTTAATTGTATCAGGGTTGATAACTCCATCATCATCCATTTGGTAAACACCAGATATAGCCATCTGTGCGTTTTCTAAAATTAATTCTATTGTAAGATTTGTAGTCTTGATTGCACTTAATGCATTGATAAGTGGACCTCGACCATAGACAGCACCTGGATCTTTACTCCAACGAAAACAAATAAATGGATTACTACCAGTACCTTTATATTCTTCGTACTTTAAAAGACACTTTGTGTTCACATCAAAGATAATGCAATAGTAAGCATCTTCATTTATTTTAGTATAATTTTTGCATATTACTTCTATGACTTTTGTTCTACCTTCTGGGTTTGTTAACATAGAAGATTGAAGTCTAGGGTTAACTTGAGCCTTTGGATAAAGAACAGCTATATCAGAATACCGAATGTCCCTTTCTCTAAATACATGATCAATGCGATCATCAGGACCAACATCCAACACAACATGAGGTAAAGGCAAAGCAGTAAAATTAACTGGGTTAATAGCATCACCTTCTTCGACATGAAGAACCCCAGTACCAATAGCAAGATCCATAAAAGATTCATGAACCTCTTGACCAAAGTTTGAGTTCTGAATAACCTCAAAAACATATTCAGTTACCTCATCTAACTCATTATTAATAGAGTCTCTTTTTTCTTTTGGGATTTCAGATCCAGCAGTAAAGTCAGCCCATCTAGCAAAGTTAGGAACTAAACCAGACTGCAATCTTGAAGCAAACTCTTGAACACCTACAACAGCAGTTTCATCAAAGATCTTGTCATCTCTTCTTTCTCCTAACGATTGAGAAGAAAAAGTTTGTCTCATGGGGAGAGCATACTCATAACATTCATCAAATAAATGTTCCCATCTTTGTCTTACAGCTTTAGCTTTCTCATATTTTTTTAAATATAATTCAACTAACTCTGAATCAGTATTAGGTAATGCGTATGGTTTCATAGCCATCAATTAACCTAACATAGAATTTCTATAACCAATACCACCTCTTGTAGAAGTATATAAAGCTCTTCTTCCTTTACTACCCCTCATAACTTTTCTTCCAGTATCATAAGTAAGATTAGTTTTTATAGGAGATTCTTCGGCTATAGTATCTTCTTTCTCATCTTGCCTACGTTCAATAGTTCTTTTTTTCTCTTCAGCTTCTTTTTCTTTCTGTTCTTCCGTAACAGTTTCGCTTACTGGTTCTGGATCAGAACCTCCACCACCACCAAAACACATATCAATCTCCTTATAATCTATTCCAAAAGCTAGTCTTATTTCTATTAATAGGCGATCTTTTAAAAATATCAAAGCCTTTTCTTGCATTGAAAGCTTTGACTGGTTTCTGACCAGATATTAAAGACCTACCTTCTCCAGCTCCTAACATTAAATATTGAAGAGCATCATGCACATGAGAGTACATATTTTTCTCAGGTTTATCATCATATCGTTCTCCTGATACTTGCATCCTTCTGTAACAATAGCCACCTTGAAATCCTTTGATTAAAGTTTGACAGCGTTTGTCTACCATAAAAGAAGGCAAACCCTCAGACATCTTTGTTAACTGAGAAGAAACAGATTCAAGTCTAAGGTCTACGCTGTTGCTAGGAGCTGGAACAGCTTTTAATCCAGCACCTCTTAAAATCTGAAATGGAGTTGATTCATCTGTTTGCGCTCTGAAATCTCCAGCGGGATCACCATAGATGTAAACATCAAGACCTGAGAATCGAGTAGAAATTTCCTGACGGAGTAGTTCAGCAAACCTAACAACACCCATATCAATAGCAACTATTTCATTCTGTATTAACCAACGACCTCGCACCTTTTGACCGAACACAGCAGAAGGAGTAAGACCAAAATCAATTCCAATATATAAAGGAACTCCAATAGCAATCGGTATTTCTTCATCTGCTAAATGCGTGTCGCCAACAAAGTCTGGATAGACTGGTTTACCTTCTTGTATTAACCCAAGTCTATTCATTACATAAACATCTATCCAACTTTTAGTTTTACCTCTAATAAGATTAGGATAATAAGTTCCCAATATATTTTTTTTATTTTCTGCTTTAGGGTTCATAGAGTAAGAAGTAATTTCTTTTCGTTCATTTATTTCTTCCAGCATGGCGGCTGGTTGTATATAGAATCTCCAGTTGTCAGGCTTTACTAACATGGTCGCTTGTTCTCTTGGTATATGATCTGGTATCGGAACTTCTCCAGCCATGATAGCCCACCAATGATCTTCCTCTGGTGCGTTAGTATCACAGATAACACCTGACCAACTAGCACCACCCTCTCTCATACTTGGGAATCTACCGACACGCATAGTACACGCATCAATAATACTCTTCGGAATCTCTCTAGCTTCGTTGACCCATATCCCAGTTAGTTCCAGAGAAAGAAGTTTCTTTACATCTTCTGGTCTGTCTAACGCTAAGAAGATTACTTCTAAGTCAAGATCATTTACTTTGATGTGGTGAGTGTAAGGAACTGACCAATGAAAGTTTCCCCAGTCTGATTCTGGAAACCAATCAAGCCAAGTCTTAATGGTAGTAGTTCTTAACTGAGGATTGGTGTTTCGAATAACAGCCCACCTCGATCTCCGAACTCCATCTTCATTCGGCTTCTGCTCTAATGCTCTTCTAAATACTTCGACACAACAACCAACAGATTTACCAGAACCAACTGGACCTCGAATCCCACGAAAGAAACTACTGTCCTTCATAAAATTTTTAAGGACTTCTCCGTCTGGTTTGTACTTAAAGTCTGTCATTATCCACAGCTTGTTTAAGTAATTGCTGTGCTACCTTTTCTCCTAGACTCTCAATAACATTATCTATCATACTATTAGATACAAATGATGCACCATGCTTCTCATCAAAGTATTGAAAATGTATTTGTTTTACAGACTGCCTCAGTCTTCTGTGATCTTCTGGTTTTAATTTATTAATAAACGTCAAGCAAACCTCCTATACAATGCTGTCTTTTTAGCTATCGCTTTTGGTTGGGGAGAAAATTGTTTACCTTTTTTCTTTGCTTCTCTCTTCTTTGCAGTCGTTTCAGCATACTCGGAATCTGATAAAGATTCGATTGCTTTCTCTGGTAGGTATCGTTCACCAGTCTCAGAAGACTTCTTTCCACTCTTGGTTCTCCACTTCTGGTCACCCCAAGCCTTTAGACTTCTTTGAGATTTCTTCATGAAGTATAACCACCTCCAGCAGCTTTATATCTTTTTGCTAGTAACTGTGCCTTTCGAGCTGACCACTTTCCAGCCGCAGTACCTTGAACATTAGAATTTTTTATTCTATTGAACAAGGCTTTGCGTTTCTTAGGCTGAGTATAATTCCCAGACTTGTTAACAGAACTCATTACTTTTTCTTCTTCATATTAAGATAAGCTCTTAAAGTCTTCTTCTTTATCTTTCCAGATTTAAAAGCTTTGTTAACTTCATCCTTAGTAACAGAAGCATAAGACTTTCCTTTATACTTAAAGCTTGCCTTACCTTCTTTTCTTGCTCGAGCAAAAGCTTCCTTAAACGTCTTAGGTTCTTCCTTCTTAGGTGTGGAGGAAGGAGTGCCAGCTTTAGATTTTTCAGCAAGAACCTTCTTGTCAGCAGTAGCTGCCTTCTTACCTTTTTCTGGATCACCATAAGTCTTAGACTTAGGAGAAGCTCCTCTTCTTTTCTGAGCATCAGATATTGTAGTGGTGTTTTTCTTAGAGTCTCTAATAGTCTTTTCAGCTTTACCACCAGATCCCTTCGGTGAAAAATCTTTTAGCTTTTGAGATTCAGCCATTGACTTAGCAACCTTACCTTCACCTTTTGGTGCATCCTCATAAAGCTTTCCTTTACGCATACGACTCTCACCAGATTGCTTATCTCTTGAAGCCAAACCTAGTTTTCTTCTTCTGTTCTCTTCGTTAGTATTAAAGATACCCCTAGACTTAGCACCCTCAACAATCATCTTTAGACCTGGAAGACTATCCATTAAAGATTTTTTCTTCTTCTTCTTTTTCTTTTTAGATTTGTTGTATGTGTCCTGAAGAAATTTACCAGCTCTTCCACCAGTAGTTTCTTTTTGCATCTTGTCGTACCAGTCTTTATTTCCGTGACCTTTTTCGTGTGGCATTTACTTACTCCTTTGTTCTGGATTTTCACCCACTTGATTTATTTGAACTTTCTAAACTCTTTACTTCTTTACAGGTTTCTTTTTTTTCTTCGGTGGTCTGCCTTTAGTTGATCCGTAAGTTCCAGTTCCTTTTGGCATTATGCCCTCCCTTTCTTTGCTTCGTTACGTTTACTAATAGCCTTTGCTTTTGCTTTAGCATCAGCCTTACTACTTGCTCCCCATGCTCTTAGGCTAAGAAGAAGTCTTGTGGGTTTACCATCCTTGTCGTATTCAGGACCATTGGCATTACCCATCCTAGCTAGGAAGCTAGCCCTTCGAGGATTGTCTCCGCTTTTTACTGGAGCTTTTAGGTTCATCCCCTCCTTCTTTGCTGAGTCTCTTCCCCTTTGATTGAGTCCTCCGCTTGGGTTCTTTCCTCCCTTTCTTTGCCACAAGGGTGTCTTTGCCATGTACAATCTCCTCTTCAGATAACTTATCGACATTCTGTTTCATTGGCAAGACCCTTCCTAAAAGGCTGCCAACAAGTACACCTACTCTCATGAGTATCTCCTTCAGTTTATTCATCAAGCTTTTTTCTCCTAAAATGCTAGTGATAGACCATCACGTTAGTAGCACAGGTAAAGTTTTGGACCACCCCAAGTTATATGCAACTCCAGAGAGTCTTTCATATATAGAGGCTTGTATAGTATACAGAGAATCATCAGGATAAGTCTATCTTTACGTTAACATTACCTACATGACTATGCATTACCTTATCAGGTGCTTTAAATCCAGCTCTGTCTAGTATATCTTTACTTGCTTCAAGGCTGACATATTCAGATTTAGCATTGTTCGACAAGCTCACGATCTTATTCAATGCCTTCGTAGCGTTCAATCCCATACTATCTGCTATAGCTTGCATCATATACTGTTGCACATGTGGTGTCTTCAATGCCTTACTTGCACTTACTCTACCTGATTCACCTTCGCTATACCCAGCGACTTGGCTTGCGTTCTTAACACTTCCACCATTTGCTACTAACGTATCAACCAGCTTCTTCTGTTTCTCTGTTAACCTTACAAGTGTCATGTCGGTCATTCTGCACCTTTTCTCAACTCCTTGTCAATAGATTAATCACCTACTTTTGCAATTAAAGGTAATCTGGTCATAGCATTATAGTTGTCACATTATGACGGAACTCATTTTCCTCGCTGATATATCAATAGTGGTTTTTAAAGCATAGTCTCAGCAAAGAGGCTGAGCCAGAATAAAAACTCACGGCTATTTGCGGTCTCTACACCACACATAGTCGCTCTGATAGACGAGCTTCCTTGTGTGAAAGCAGTCGGTGAGCCAGCTTCCACTCCACCATGACTGCGTGCCTTGTCATGCCTATGTTACATCTGTCTCAACGATACTTTATGTTCCGACACGAAGATATATACACACACACGACCTCCAATGGTAACATAGAATGTTGTCTAACAAATGCCTATTGAAGTCAAGACGGAAACCCTGAAAAGGCTCGCTTTTTGTTTTTTCTACAAGGCGAGAAAACTTTTTGGCATGATCAAAGGCTTCTCTCTTTTCTGATAATGTCGCTGTGCCAAAAACTTTTTGCCCTTTTCTGGGCGTACAGATCGACTTCCTCGTACCTCGGGATCTTTTCCGCCTAAGAAGACTTCAAAAGGCATCTGTTAGGGAGATAGTAAATAGTTTGGAGATCGTGTGTGTGAAAGCACTTGAGATCTAAGCTTTGTATTTAAATTGTAAAATGATTTTTAACTTTAACTTAAATAAAAGGAGTCGTTATGACTGATATTACTAAAAAAGATTTAACTAGGTTCTCTGAATCAAAGCTTCAAAATTGGAGAGCTACTTATATAGCACCAGCTCTTGCTAAAATGCACAACTCGAAGAAGGACATTGACGCACAGTTCGCAGAGATGGACATTGGGAAGAGCCTTGCTCATATAGAGTGGCATGCTATGGGTCAAGGAGATCACTACAATCCTTACACTCTGGAGCTAGACATAGACGCTGAACCAGATGAAAGGTTCAAGCACATGAAGAGAATCAGCGACGACGAGAAAGTCGAAACTGACGAGCTTGTCCCAGTAAATAGAATGGGCATAGCCAAGTGGCTAGAGAAAGTTCTATATAGCACCATGCAAGAGAATGATTACACACCTCAGGTTGCTATGAAGACAGTCTGGGAAGATCAATATAAGAAACTGATCAACAATATCGAAGAACTTGGAGACGAGCAAGTAGATCATAGACAGCAACAGATTAATAACAATCAAGGTAGCATTGAGATGATCAACTTTATGCAACAATGGATGGAGTCATTCTACCTAGCTTACATGGACAAGCAGTACATACCTTCCAATGTCAAAAAGAAAGACAAGGAAGAAGTATCTGCTAAGAAAGCTCAGTTAGCAAAGGCTCGCATGGAAGAGGTAGCAAAGAAATTTGCTAAGTAATCTATAACCTAGAGAGTCGGCTTGAAAGAGTCGGCTCTCACAACACAAGGAGAACGACATGTATATATCAGATACAAATTACGCAGAGGCTATCGCAAACCTAGAAGATTGTATGTTTGCACTCATGTCTATGCATTTCCAAACACAAGAGAAAGGCTATGCAACTAAAGAAGATCTAGCATACGTTGAGCCTAGATTCACAGAGGCTTTACGCTATATCTTAGAATTAAATAAACATCCAATACATAGCCAAAGCTTCAAGCACTACTTAACAAAGCAGTTCAATGAGGGAGCAAGAGTATATGAAGCATTAGGAAAACAGATACCAGCTGGAGACTTCACAGATCATATAGCACATATACTTCATAAACTGGTACAAATTCAAAAGAAAGAAAGTGATATAAAATGGAGGAATATAAAATGAAGATTCACTCACATGATTTAATCAATGGGTTACTGCTTGCAGTATTCCTAATAGGACTTAGCTCCTGTGTCTTGGCATTATAAATTGCCAGAGGTGAGGTACTACTGGCAGAGCCAGGAGAACCTCACCTCAAAAAAGAATTGCTTGTGTCACCTACCCAGCCGACCCTCGACACAAGCAATTCTTTACATATAGTTCGCTAGTCGCTCACCTATTTTTTAACGTAAGAAATATGGCTCGCAAGCTCGCTAGGTTTATCCTTTGACCAGACTCGCTATCGCTCACAAGGTCAAAGCAGACAGAGAGAGGGGACTCCTTGAGGGTGAGTGTTGCGCGACTCTCAATTGGATTAACCCAAATGAAAAATCATTTGAAAATCAAATGAAATAATATGCCGATAGCATACTGTTCCCATCTCGAGTAAAGGTTTCCCTTCGGCTCGTTCCTCGACCTTGACTCTTGGGAACTGCATGCTCTTCGGCTCAAAGTTTTTAAAGGAGAAAGCTATGTTAAAATTTGTAGAAGATATAAATAATTTAAGTGTAGGTACTGTGTTAAATGAATATGATGATGCATACATAGAAGATTATCATTACTTTAAACTGAGAAGAAACAATGACATTCAAATATGGAGTCTTGATGATAAGCATTGGAAGTATGAATTAAATAATGTAGGTAATGAAATGCATCCAAAGGCTAGCTTTAAATCTTTGATGCAAGCATTGAGGCATGGTTTAATGTGGAATCATATAGATGAAAAGGAATAGATGTTGGTGACTCTTTCTAAATGCTTATGGTGGCAGCCATTATATAAACTCACAGCCACAGATGGCTTGGGTTTATATAAGTTTAAGTTGTCATTAGTGAAAGAGGTGATCTTGAAACCAAAAGAAAGATCAGCCAATACTAACCTAAGTAGGGAGAGGGTTTCGTCAACGATTAATCCCCTACATGTGAGTGTCTTATTACTCCTTGTGTAAGGCACTCACCATTGTATGTAACCAGTTGATTTTATTATTTAAATTTAATATAATTTCTATAGGAGAAAGCTTATGACTGATGAAGAATTTAGTTATTCAAAAGAAATCTTACGACAAATA